GGACGACATGTATGACACGCTTCTGGCGATCCAGAAAGATGGGAAAGATCCGAAGACCGGGGCCGTCTATACCCCGCAAGAACGCGATTATCTCGAAACGCAGGTCACAAAAAAATGGCAAGAGGCCACGGGAGACCAGCTACTGGGGATGCCCGCCACGGACGCCATCGCCTTTCTTACCGAAGAAGTCGCCCAAACTCGCTTCAGCAATGAGCAACGTCTCGCCTTGCACGGGAAGATTGTCAAGCAGCACAGGAAACAATTCGTCGATCGACTTATCGGCACTGTAATCGGCAAGGACCCAACGACGACGCCAAGCGCCGCATGGGAGACATTGCTAGACCGCCATGCGGTTTGGCTAGACAATAACGACTCGCTGGACGGCATCACCACCGACGAGCTTCGGCAAGCCGAAGCCGTTATCAGTAGTTTTGAGAGGAGGCAGCTGTCCAGAGATACGAGTTACGCCATCGCAAGCACTGCATTAGATAACGGGCTTCCGGTTCCAAAAGCAGGGCGCAGCGCGCTGCCGAGGATCTATAGAGAAGCGAAGGTTGCAACGACGGTGGTTGACAACAGCGGCAACGAAGTACTTACAACCATATACAAGCCTGAAAACGCAGCAGTACTTGCGGCGCGCCTTCTGGCGGTTCCGGAGGAATGGGCGTATCAGATAACAAATGAGATATCAACCGCTGACATGACACCAGACCAGGTGGTCTCTGCCGTGAGGTCCATTGCAGCGCTCCACATGCAGAGCCCGGAACAGCTGAGTCGGCTCCGCGAACGAATGAGCAAGCTGGGTCGTCTGCGGACGACCTACCTGACCAGCCGGATCCGGCAGGCCAATGGGCTATCGATGCTTGGAGAAGACTATGAGGTGACTCCAGAATGGGTGGAGATGGCCACTGGGTTGATACCGCAGATGCTCAAATTGGAACCGGTAACACCAACAAAGGGGGATTTTGCAGCCGCCTACGATGGAGATGATGAGGCTACGCATGCAAATAAAGCACTCGGAGACAGCTTGTCCCCCACGGAACGTCCGGGGTTCGGGGGCGACACTTTTATCCGAACGAGAGCCATCACCAAATTTGTAACGCGATTCCCGGAAGAATTTGCCATACAAATGTCCCTTCGCAATGTCAGCAGCGAGGTCGCGGCAAAAAACGCGAAGGCTGTCGTTGTCAACGAAATATTAAACGAAAGCCCAGGGGTGTACTGGGGCGGCAATACAACCGTTGGCGCTCCGGGCCCGTATGCTGTAAGCCGAGAGTTCGCAGCTGACTTATATAAAGATGTCGAGGAAGCAGTCGAGGCGGGGGTACTCGCTGGGTCAGCGGACGACTACTGGGCGAACTATCAACTCGTCTGGGATCCCACGGTGAAGCACAGCGGAGGAATGATCGGCTACGTCGCCGGCTTGGATGTCGAGTCCATCGGCGCGTGGACGCTGGTTCCCAACACTGGCGGGGATGCGGTCGACCGAGAGGACATAACGGACGGGGATCCCATTTTCCTGCTTACGGCACCGGTGCCGGAGTCATTGAAGCTTCTGCACCAGAAGTCAATCAGGAAGCGTCTAGAACAAGCCGCGAAAGCCGCCGCCCATCGGAAAAAGTATTTGGAATAAGATAATGCCCATCGCCAAAGCCACTCCCGGCCCATTCACAATTCGCGATCAGATCGCAATCCGCAACCAGCCGATCGTCGCCACGCATGATGCCCTCGCGCAAAGCAAAAACCGCACGGCATTTTTTCGCGGCGTTTTCCAATCGATGCGAACCAACTCGCTATCCGGCTCGTTGATTGATACCGCTGGGCGGGCTTTGGCGTCAGCCAGAAGTGGAGACGATCTTTACGGCGACGAGCGTGACGGAGGGGAATTCGATCCGTGGGACTTTTACACTCCAGAGTTCCTCGAGACTCGGCAGTATCTAATCGAGGACTACGAATCTGGCCGCATGGACTTCTTTGACGGGAAGCGTCGCGCCTTTGAGCGGTTCTTGCTGTCGCGGCACCGCGCATCCCAAGCTCGCCAAGATGTCGAGAACGCCGGGTTTATCCCCGCAATGATCGGCCAGGCCCTCGGCGATCTGCCGCTTATGTTTCTGACTGGTGGCGGCTCACTCGCCGCCACGGCAGGAAAAACCGCCCGCTTCTTTAGCACAGGGTTCCGTGCCGCGCTCCCTCATACACGCCGCGCTACGATCGGAGTCCTGGCGTACGCGAATGCCGGGAGCACCGTCAACAGAGTATATAAGCACGCCGCCCTTGGCTCGTTCATCACTGCGACGAACGAAGCGGGCCTGTACGCAATCCAGCCGCATAGAGAAGTTCGCGACTGGGATCTGCCGATCGCGACTGCCATGGGCGCCGGGATTGGCGCTGTGCTGCCCTTGCTAACCGCAGGCATTCGATCCGGGTCTACGCGGTTGACGCCTAATAGGCACATTAACAAAATGAGGGAGGATCTCGAAGCATCGATGGCTCGGCGCTCGCCGAACCTTGGGGGCGCCGACGCACTCGATGACGAGGTGGCCAACCTCACACACAAGCTTAAGCAAATACCGACCACTGACGAGAGCGATCTGCTGATAGCGCTGCGGCATCCCAAGACGGACGAGCTGATCGAGCGGCTCAGGAAGCGCTGGGCAGACCATGGTCGGACTTTGAAAGTATCTGGCGATCCGACGGTAGCGCCACATCCAGGGCAGCACCTGGTCGACCAGGACCTCGCCGCAGATGTTGTACATAAGGCAGGGGAGACGCACCAAACACTGCTCAACGAAAGTGCCGCCGGCAAAGTCGCCAAGATATCGAGCATGCCATTCCCAGCGGCGAAGCTTCGCGCCTCCGCAGCTACGCTGGGGAGAGTAGTCTCTCGCGTATTCTTCAATTTCTCGGATCCGGTAGCTGAAGCGGCGAAGAAACCCGTCACGCACATATCCCTGAAAGATGCGGAGATGCTCAAGCTCAACATGAGTCACTTGCATGCCACGACGCAGAGCAGGATCTCCTTGGGCTACAGCAACTTCAAGCGCGACAAGTTGGGGGGCACGGAGTATCTGTTAGGCGACGGCAAAACGAAGCTTCGAGTAGGCGGAATGTTCGGCAATCGTCAATTCCACGCACTCGTTTGGGATGTAATCCAGCAGCGTAAACGGCAGAAATTCACCGGCGCCAAACCGACCTACGAGGCCCCAGCGTCTGTCTCCAAGGCCGCAGACGATGTCCAAGAGTACATGCTGGGTATGTTCGATAAGTTGGACGAGGCCGGCATGCTACGCGGCCCACGCGCGTTGGCAACGGCGAAGACGGAATTTGACGAGCTAGCACAGCAATTGGACCGAAGCCGTGCCAAATACACGGCTAAGCCATCAGAAAAGGGGTTGAGGAAATCGGGGAAAATCGCCGAGAGGATACAGAAGAAGACTGAAGAGATCGATGAGATCGAGGGGCTGATCGAAGAAGCCGAGTATTATCTCACCCGTCGCTACCGGCGCGACCTGATCGCTGCGGCCCCGGACGAGTTCGTCGACGATCTGGCTGCGCAGTGGCACATGAATATGGATACCGATCCTCGAACCGGGAAGGCGTTGTCGAACACGGAGAAACGCCTGCACTCGGCCGCGATCTCCAAATTGGACGATCTCGACCGGGCGGCAATCGAATCGTTAGGCATCGAGGGCAAAGGCGTCGTCACCGAAGCGGACCTGCTCAAATGCAAGCTCGAGATTTGCCCGCCCCTTGCCGCGGGAACGCCTAAGAGTGTAGATCCGCGGCAAGCTTTTTTGATTCGATACCGCAACGCCCGCCGAGCCTCTCTGAGAGAAGCGGCCGAGGACAGCAAGAACAAGATTCTAGACATCAACAATGCGGACGGCGTCGATTCGATGCATCCTGGGGCCAGCGTATTTAAAGGACGAACGCTCACGATTGACGAGAACACTTTCCGCAAGTGGCTAGACACCGACATCAAGACATCGCTCGAGATGTACGACCATGTGGCCGCTGGCCGCATCGCGACGCGACTCGCCATCAATAGGAATTCCGAAACTCTGTCGCCGTTGGTCCAGGCGGTGCTCGGGGAGAATCTTGACGGCACTCCCGATCAACTCATACGCGCAATCAATAGGGATTTCGCGAATTTGCACGCTGCCGCCGGGAAGCTTGGATCGGGTCCTCAATTTGATCGAGTGCAGAAAGCCATAAAGCATTCGCAGAAACAAACAGTCGGCAACATAACGGCGAAGCTCGCCGAGCTAGAGGGACGCCCGGTTATCCAGGGGAACAATGCGGCGGATGCCTCCTGGCGAAAAGTGGGGCAAATCGCCATGCGCCTTCCGTACTTGGCTTGGATGGGCATGGTGACGGCATCGTCGATTCCTGATGCCGCAGGCAATGTGATTGCCGGAGGCGTGAAGGCGTCGTCGTACCGCTATTTCGGCCGTGGCATAATCGGCATGCTGCCGGGAATGAAAATCCCCTTGCGTGGCCTTGAGGCTCTTTATGTTGCGCTAGACGAAACTGCGGTCACCCGCATGCTGGCCCTGGGAGACCTCACAGATATGTCGGCCGATCCCCGGATGGCGTCGGGCTTCCTGGGGCGGGCGATTGCATATGCCGATATCGCAACTGACAAGGCGTCCAGAGGGCTAGCCATGGCCAGCGGGATGAATCGCTGGAACGTCAATATGCGGCGCGTGACCGCTCACTTGGTGATGCAAAACATCATCGAAGGGGCGAAGCGTATGGAACTGGCGGGTCGTCTCATGCGCACGAAGGGCCTTACCCAAGAGGCCGCGATCAAGGCAGCTCGACTGGCTCCGGACGATGCAACGCGGCTCGCCAAGTGGGGGTTTAATGCACAGCGAAGCAAAGAACTTCTGGAAGTTCTTCAGAAGCATGCTCTCGATGCGGACGGCGCCAAGATCGCGAATATCCGGGCACATCGAGGGCAGGTCAGCCCCGAATACTACTCCTGGCATAATGAGAACCGCGAGCTGTTCGAGACCTTCACTGCGGCGATCAATGCCGAGGTGATGGACATCATCATCGACCCAAAACTGCTATCGCGACCATTGATGAACCAGCGATGGATCGGCCGCATGGTAAACCAGTTCTGGAGCTTCTCTTACGCCTGGGGCAATCAGTTCGCGGTAAACGCTTCGATGCGACCGGGGATGGAGCAAGCCGTGTATCTGAGCCAAGCTGTCATGCTGGGCGGCATAGCTGACGCTGTTCACAATCATCTATCGGGGCGGCGGTCGTTTGCAGAAAGCGCCGAGCGGTGGTCTGATCCGAAGACAATGATGGGCATGCTCTATTCAGCCGCCCATCGATCTGGCGCCACCAGCTGGCTTGCTCGCCCCTCTTCGATGATGGACAGATACGAGTGGGGGCCAGGGCACCTGCTCGGCGAAAATGTTAGTTCATTGCAATCACGGCAAGGGCTGTCGCTGATCGCCGCAATCGGCCCGTTCGCGGATTATTACAATCGCGCTTGGAACGGCGTGCTCAACCCGGCACTCAGCCTATCGATGCCGGACGCGCATATCACAAGACGGCTTATGCCGTGGCAGAACCTTATGGCGATCAACGCGATCTATCGTTTCACAGCAGATGCCGGCCTCAACAATCCGCTCGGCCACGGCAAAGGGCTAGACTTGTATCTCTTCCCGACCAGAGCTGAAGCCGAGGCCCGAAAGAAGGGCCGATAAACCATGGCAGTAACCACCAGTCTTTCCGCCGACACCTACGTCGTCTATGTCGCTGATGGCACGACGACCTCCTTCACCTATACATTCCCACGGCTCGCGACAAAAGACATCTCCGTGTTCGTGGACGATGCGATCCAGACCGTCGTGGACGATTTCACGCACCCGGCGAACGGCACCGTGGAATTCGTCACCGCGCCGGGGAGCGGCACAACGGTGGAAGTGCGGCGGGACACCAAGACCGATTCGCCGCGGGTCACGTTTTCAAACTCGGCGACGTTCGGTGAGACCGCGATGAACACTGCCTACCTGCATATGTTGTATGTCGCACAAGAAATGAAGGGGCAGGAAAAACGCTACATCAAGCTCGCGTCGACGCTCGTCAACCTCGTCGTGCCGTTGAACCTGGCGTCCGGGGGAAGCGCGAACATGGTTGCCAGCGTCGACCGCGTCGATACCGGTGCCGGCAAACTCACGCAGGACAAGGCCTCGGCGACGCTGACTATGGCGAACGATTCGTCCGGGTACACCACCGTCACGCTCGAGCAGGGCGCGGCGACTACCAGCGACATCATCGAAGGCGAGGCGTGCTGAGTGGCCGAATCAAAATACAAGCGGCCGCCTCTGGACGCGACGAAGTGGTTCTCAAAAAAAACCGCCGGCGTCACGCGCTTCGGCATCGGGTGCCCGCCGACCAATCCGCCGGCACCGGCCGACGGCCCGGCATGCTCCACCTGTGACCAGGCCGCTCCGGACAACTGTGCGAATTGCAGCGTCTGCACGCCTGAGACACTGAGCGTCACGGTGATTTTGCCGAACGTGTGCGGCGGCTGCGTAAAGCAGATCGGCTCCGATGCGTGGTGGCAATTCAGCGGATACAACGGGCTGTCGACTCACACGATCTGCCTCCTGCAAGACGGCACGGACAAGTGCCGGTGGCGAGGGTTCATCGACGCAGGGCTCAAGCGCCAGCGATTCGCCGACAGCGACTGCACCGACGACCAGACCGGAATCATTTGCGCTCGCCTCGAGGTTCGAGCCGACATCCTCGACGACTCCGGCGCCAAGTCGATGCGCACACGAATTTTCACAACCGAAAGCCCAATCAATCTGCTGATGGAAACCACGCACGCGATCGCCGGCGGCGACTGCTCGGCGATCACGGGCGTGGAGACCAGCTCTCTCGCCAGCTCTCAGTGCGGCGATGATCTCGGCAGCAGTTACGAGGCAGCTGGGTTCTCCGGGACCGTCGAATTCAACACCTACTGTTGCGGCGACTGCGACGAGACGGAACTGCCAACCGCCGTCACCGTCGAAATATCAGACGTGCAGGGCGCCGACGGCATGCCCGAGATCGGCCAGGATTGTGAAACATGCGACGCATCGTCGGCCGGGCTGTGGGGAGGCGTACTGAGCAAGCTCTCGGGGCAATGCCGATACCAGGCCGATGCCTCGGCGGGTTCGCGTCTGGGCGACTGGGTCGCCTCCCGCGGCGACCTGACGTTCAGCGGGACCGACCAGCAATGGGTTCTGCAACTATTCTGCCAGGCCGGCGGCGGCGAGCAGCACATCGAATGGCGGAAGACCAGCTTCCCCAAGGACGATCCGATCGGGACCTACCAATACAGCGGTTCCCAGTGCGACGACGGGGATTGTGCTGCGACACTGTCTATCACATGAAAGTCGTTCGATGCAAATACTGGGCTGACTGCGGCGTGGCGAGCGGCGGCTGCTGCGCGCTAGATCTGTTCGGTGGCCGACCGAGCTACGGCACATGCCGTACATGCGTGTATTGCGGCGGCGTCCGGATACCTCGAGCCAAATTGGGCGACCGCCTCGCCAACCTGTTTCAAAGCTGGGGCTTTCGGGCCTGCTCTCCATGCGACAAGCGTCGGCGCAAACTCAACCGGGCCTGGGATGCCTGCGTCGCGTATATTAAAGGATGGCATTGAACATGGACATGACTATTTTGGTCGGCACAACCGTCACCGTAGCCGCCGTTGTTGTGAACGGAGCCCTACAGGTCTTCCGAACGAAATCGTCAAACGAGGTGCTGGGGAACGAGGTCAAGCGCAACGGGCAACGCATAGATAAAATCGATGTCAAATTCGCGCAGGTCTTCGACGCGCTAAACGATCAGGGGAACCGACTCACTCGAGTCGAGACAATCGTGTCCCGCGAGCGAGAGAAGGATTAAAAATGCAAAAACCCATCGCGCAGGAGATGATCGATTTGGCCATGCTGTTCGATTCCCATTTGCTCGACATGCTTCGCGGAGCAAAGGGCGAAGGTGCGGAGCCGCTCAAGGCTGCCGAACTCCAAGTCATTCGGGCACGCCTGGCGGATTGCTCCGTTACGTCGCCGGCGACGAAGGGCTCGGCGATTCTGAGTATCGCCGAGGAAACCGAGCAGATGGACCAGCACGTTCATATCGTCAAATCGCCGCTGCGTCTCGGGGGCGATGGCAAACTCCCGCCGACATCGATGGAAGCAGACGCGGCAACGGACGGGCGATATTTCAAGGCCGTGGAGTGAGGGCTGATGTATCTCGTCGATGTCTGATCAACATATCACAGTCAAGATGATGCGGGAGGACTTCCGCTATTTCCTGCTCGGTCTGTGGCAGCGCCACAAACTCGACCGCGTGGCACCGCTCAGCGCTGTGGAACTGGATGTCGCGGCCTATTTGCAGCACGGGCCGAATTACAGAGTCATCATGGCGTTCCGCGAGTTTGGCAAAAGCTACATCACATGCGCCTATGTGACCTGGCGATTGTGGCTCGACGCATCGCTGACCACCATCATTTCCTCGGCGTCACAACCGCTCTGTAAAAATGCTGTGAATCTGATCCGATTTTGGATCGACGACACGCCGTGGCTGGAGGCGTTGGCCGGGCGCCGCGAGATGCGAGAGCGCACAGGGGCGATCGAATTCGATGTGGCGGGGCACCGCGGCAAGGACCCGAGCGTCGCCGCCGTGTCGATCACCTCGCAGCTCACGGGTCGACGCGCCATGCTGATCGTCGCCGACGATGTCGAGACGTACGAAACGACGCTGACCAGAACCCAGAGAACAATCCTGGAAGAGCGGACGAGGGAATACACCAACGTCGTCCATAAAAGGGGCGGTCACATTGTTTTCCTGGGCTGTCCACAGCACATGGAGTCGGTGTACGAGCCGATTTACAAAACCGGAATCTACTCGCTTCGCAGCTGGCCGATCCGCTATCCGGCGGCCGACACCAGGGCCGTCAATATCGCACCGATAATTGCCGAGGCGGTCAAGAAGGGAGACGCCCAGGCTGGCGATCCCACCTGCCCGCATAGGTTTACCCAGACCGACATCGATCGGCTCGAGGCGTCGAACGGTCGGTCGAGATTCTCTATGCAGTTCGATCTGCACCTGGGGATCGCGACCGAGCTGGTCTCGCCGCTGAGGCTCGAGGACTTCATCTGCTTCGATTGCAACCCGCACAAGGCGCCGGTGACCATCACGTGGGGGCGGCACTCGACTCACTACGGGTACACGCGGATCGAGGACATCCCGTCCGTCGGGATGGAGGGCGACGGCTGGTACGGGCCGATAATGTACGACGACGACTGGGCGCCATACGCCCGGAAGATCCTCTTCGTGGACGCATCCCAAGGGCAGCACGACGAGACTGCGTGGGCCGTAGTCGGGCAACTGCACGGCTACCTGTATGTCCTGGCCGTGGATGCGTACATCGGGCCTCACAGCACGGCGAATCTCGATCGGATCCTGGGCGATGCCGAGAGGTTCGAGGTGAACGAGCTAATCTTCGAGGAGCAGGGCGGCGGGGCAACATTGGCCCAACTCATCAAGCCATTGCTGCGCGACAAATTCAAAGCTCCCGGCCCCGGCTGCCCGGATGGCTGGGCGTGCGGCGTAGACACCGTACACAGCACGGGTCAGAAGGAGGTGCGGATCATCGAGACGCTGGAGGCGCCGATGAATCAGCACCGCATAGTAGTAAACACCACTGTCGCGAGAGACCAGAAATTGGCTGTCCAGATCACGCAGATCACGCGCGACCGGCGGTCACTGGATTCAGATGATCGGATCGACGCGCTGGCCAGCGCGGTCAAACAGTTCACCGGCGTCCTTGCCCAAGACGCGAGGGCTCGAGCGGCGGAACTGAAGCAGTCGACGATCGACGAGGCGATGGCCGCTCGATGGGGAGCCGCCGTAGACGAGGCATCGTGGATTCATTATCCGTGAAATTCGGGACACTCGGTTTGGCGCCCGGTTTGGCGCCCGGTAGCGCCCGGTTTGCGGCCAAAGGCGGACGCAGGCGTCCGGTTTTGCGTCCGGTGGCGTCCGGTGGCGTCCGGTTTTGCGTCATGGCCGATCCTCAAGCTCCTCGATGTCCCGGCCGAGCTTGTCCATGTCGGACCGCAGCCTGGCGATGTTCCCCTCATGTAACAGCCCGGCCACCAGCTGCGACTCCACGGCTTTCATTCTGCTATCCAAGTGCTTCAGGAGTAGGAACTGTTCCCGATCGGCCGGCAATGATCCCAAGAGGCCCCTGGGCCAACCCACCCGGAAGGCACTATTCTGTTGCCGGACTGGCGCAGCCAGCTCGAGCTGTGTCTGGTGGCGGTTGAGCTGTTCCTGTAGTCGATAGAACCCTGCCGCCGCGACGGCCACGATTATGGCCAAGGACACGACGGTGCGCATCGACATGTGGATCGTCTGGTCAGGGCCAACTTCCATGGTGGAATTATATGCCGTGGTTGGGGCCACAAATCATGTGGCTGGGGCCACAAATCATGACCGGACAGCAAACGGACAGCAAACGGACAGCGCCATATTTTTTTTTGCCATAAGTCCTTGTTACACAACGATCCGAAGCGGACAGAAGCGGACAGCAACCGGATA